CTGGTAATGTGCGGGGGTGTACTGCTCGGCAGGACGGCCAAGCGGCTTGGCGCCAATCTTGATAGAACCCAGCAGCAGCGAGTGACTGAGCCACTGCTCGCGCACCCGGCGAACGAGTGAGCGTATAAACCAGTTCTGCAGGCCTTTGAATATCTCGCGGTCTTCGAGGACGCCCGCGCGGATACTCGAATAGCTCACGCCTGACAGGTCATTCGTCAGTGAGTGGTTGGAAATGCCGAAGCCGGATGAAATCGACCGGAGGGTGGTTTTTACAAAAGGGTCATAAACGGCGTCGGGGTATTTGGAATTGAGCTGTGTTATCTGGCGGTTCCCGATGTCGCGGAAAGTGCCAGGCTCATAGCCGTCCAGTGTCGCGCCTTCGTCAGCGCCCGCGCCCTCTTCCTCGCCTTCATATTCTTCAGAGCCGTCACCGTGGATGATACCCATGGAAGTGGCGCCGATACGAGCGTTGACCATTGCCGCTTCGTCAAACTTGTCCAGGTGCTTCAATCGCTCAAGGGCAGCGTGCATCCATGGAATGCCGCGCGATTGGTTTGGCCAATCTTCGAGGAAGCCGTGAATTATGAATTTAGCTTCGATTGAGTACGTCTTTCGCTTGTTGGTAACAAAGTGGTAGCGAACGACGCGCCCCTCCTTGTTGTATTCGACGCCAAGCCGAATCTCGCCGCCGCCTTTTGTCTCGCGGTTAATCGAAACGTCCAGTTCTTCGGGGTCGATTGCTTCCAGTTGATAGCCGTACTTCCCGGCAGGTTTGCCAAAATGCTGGCGTAGAACAAACTCACCGTCCTGAGCAGCACAGGAAATCGCCATATTCTGGAAGTCCACGAAGGAACGGTGGCCCTTAAAGTCGCAGTGATAGCTTGCCCAGTCCCGAAAAGCGGCCTCGATCGCATCATTGGCGACCGTATCCAGCACGTTTTGGCCGCTTCGAGTCTGCATCATGGACTGCGCCTGAATACAGATGCCTTGCGGGCCCACGACATTGGATTTGACGATGGTAATAAACCGCTTGCCGAAGGGGTTGGCGCGAACCATCTGGCGTGATCGGGCGCGAAGGGGTGGCAATTCTGAGCAGAGATAGTCATCAATCGGCGCGCTGTTGGTATCCCAGCCAGTGAGCAGACGGCCCACATCGTTACTGAAAAAGGCGCTGCGCACATTTGGGTTGGCGTGAGGGTTGGGTGCATAGGCGCGCTTTGCTTTTTTCTTACCCTGAAACATTCTTTTTGCTGGGCTAAAGAATCCCATAATCAAGCCCCTAATCTTGCGAGTATTCGGTTGGAGCTTTTGCGCCCGTTCGTTCGGTCGATTTTCCTCTTCTCTTGCGCCCATCGGCGGGAGAATTCAGCCTCAAGCTCTAATAGTTCAGCGGTTGTGCGCCGTGAAAGTGAGCGGCCGGCAATGGAATAACTCGCATCTTCACGCGATGCAGTGCCCTCAATCGTCTTGCGAATGGCGCTCAGTACGCGATAGGTCCACGACGCGCCCTCTGCACCTGGATTCGCTCCGAGGTCAGGGAGTACTTCAACCACGCCGCGATCAGTTGTAACCTCAGCCGAATCAGATGAACGCACTACCACCGCTTGCCATGAATACTCACCGGGCGGGAAGTCGCCTGTAGTGTCTTCACCGACCTCAAACACGAAGACGCTACTGATAACATTCGCCGTCACATCAAAATTGCTATACGGGTCAGCAAGCAACTTGAAACGGTACTTGAGCTGATAATCATCAGTCCCGTAGACCGCAGTTAGGTCGGCACGCTTCCACGCCCAGCGGTTGCCAGCCACGATCTGGGCAGGCAATCCCTCGGGATAGTTCGCGCTGTCGAATAAGTTGGTCATATGTCGGTCGCCCAGTTCTTCCGCTTTCGCTTCATTAGCCGCTTCTTTGTTGTCGGTCGGGGTTTCTCTTCAATCACTTCTTCCGGCTCGGCGTCCGGCTTGGTCGCCAGCCTTGCCGCCACTTTCTTAAAGTTGGGTTTCAAAATGTACATGGCCGCGAGGTTGTACACCGCCAAATCCCATGGCTCGTTGCGGGGTCGCTTCTTGACCCACACCCGCTTGGCAACACCGCGAACCTTCTCGGTGACACACATTTCAGCGGTCAGGCCTTGGAAGTATTCCTCGCCAAACACATCGCCCATCGGGAAATGCTGGTAGCCGGAACCGGGTTCGAGAATCTTCAAGCGGGCTGCGAGCACTTCCTTGGCGGTATCGACACCGAGAGAGAACAGCAACACCTTTTGGTTGTTGTTTCGGGTTGGAGAATTCACAAACGTTCCGTCTGATTCCTTTCCCTTGATCGCGTACACTCGCCGGGACTCCATCGGCTTCACGAACTTGTAGACTTCCTCTGTGTAGTGACCGCCTGAGTCAACACAGGCGCAAGCGATGCCGAGACTGTTGCCGCTTTCGTGCTGGTAGCGGGTGTCAAGAAAGTCCCGCGCCCGCTTCCAGAGTTCGGGCCTGGAGGGGTCGCCGTAGAACACCCGATAATCAATCTTCCAGTTCTCTTCGCCAGAGGCCCACGCCTCAACACCGCACTCAAGCCGGTCGTCCTGTACGTCGATCGCTGCAGTCAGCACACACGCCGCTTGCGGCACCTGGGCAGCGTAGTACTCACGCCTTGCAAACAGGGTGCTGTGCTCGATTTCCTCACCCTTGATCTCCCAAGTCTCGCCAAGGGTGGTATTCGTCCACGTTTTCAGCTTCTCGGGGTCGTTCTTGGCCTCCAAAAAGTCCTGAACAATCACCGCTAGGGTGGACCAAGGGGAGTAAAGCTCGTTCAAATGAAAGCCAGCGCGCCCATTGAACGCCTCAGTCGCTATCCATTTGCCCTTCTTGACAGCATTCTTGCGCTCGATTTCAGACCAAAGTCCCGCGCATTCCTCGCACATGTACATCGCTTCAAGCGGGTCGCGGCCCTCCCAATTGACCTGTGCCCACTGCAGGTGTTGACGGTGTCCACAGTGCGGGCAAGGCACATAAAATCTGCGCTTGTCGCTGAGTTCGTATTCGTCTTCGATTCGGCTAGCACCTTTGATCGTCGGCGTGCTGGTAAGCAATATCAGCCGGTTCCAGAATGTCTTGGTTCGGTTTCGCGCAAGGTTTACCGGGTCGCCCTCAGTGCCAGCACTCACTGGGTAACGATCAATCTCATCGCCGAGATACGCCCGAACCGGACGCGATGCCAGCGATGACGGAGCATTTGCGCCTGCTACCGTCAGGTGACCGCCTGGGAATACTTTGTGCAGTATCGTGTTGCCCGACTCGCGGGTTTTGGCGTCGTGTACAGCACTTCTCAGCGCCGGGGTGTCCCGAATCATCGGGGCGATCCGGTCCTTGCTGAAATCCTCGCCGAGCCTGACCGTGGGCTGTGTCAACAGGATCGGGCAAGGCTCCTGATCAATGAAGTAGCCCACCACGTTCAACAGGAACTCAGTGGCCCCCACTTGTGCCGACTTCATGAACACCACAATTTCAACATCAGGATCACAAGCCGCATCCATGATGCCACGTAGGTACTCAGCTCGGCTGGTGTACCATTGACCTGGCTCGGCGCTACTCTCTGAGCTTAGTTGTCGCTCCTCATCGGCCCACTCGCTGACAGATCGCAGCGGCGGCGGCGCCAGGACGGCAACACATTCTTCTTCCCATGTTCTTTCAACCTCCGGAGTTATAGCCAGCAAGCTCGCGGAGTGCTTCATGTATTAGGGCTTCCATGTGGGCGCGGATTTTTGTGGGGCTGTCCATGATTGCCAGCTCTGGTGATGCCTTCGAAGGAATCGACAGCAACCGCGACCGGACAGCGCCAAACATTTTTTGAACCTTCAGGACCACTTCCTCGCGCGGGAGAAACTTTCCCCGCATGGCGTCCAACTCCAGTTCTACCTTGTCGGCCCGCATCCGGGTGAGGCGGGATTCCTCGCCCTCGGCTTCCTCGTGGCCATAGAGCAGGGATAGCGCCTCAATAGAATTGTATTGAATCGCGCCCTTTTGCCCTTTCGTGGACTTCAGATCGCCACAAGCTCGGCGAATCTTGCGCCGGTCCATTCCGGTCAGATTTGATAATTCGCTAATAGAAACAAGCACTTGTGGTGTCCACCTGAATTTTTAAAAAACTAGCCACATAATGCGGCAGCTTGACCCCGCAGGCTTTATCGCTCAAAAGGACCCGAGGTTGCCCTGAGATAAACGATAGGCGCGACCCGCTGCACACCACTGCACCTGAACACAGAGCGCGAGAGAGCGCCACAAGCGGCGCTAAACGAGGCTTTTGCATGGGCGCTATCAAATACCTCCGACCACCAGCTTAAACGCATCGCTGCTTGAGCTTGAGGTTGCTTTGATGGCATCAAACGAGCCCTGTATGAGCAGCGTTTTGGGCGCCGTGTCGTCCGACAGATCGACAGTACCATCGGCAACCGGCTGATACTCGTTAGTTCCGCCCGGCATTGCGGTGATCGTAACGGTGCCAGAGCCTACTGTAATGTCGTGCAACGTAACCTGTACGCCGCCACTACTCATAGAGGGCTTTAACTCTACAATAGCGACACCACTGATCGCCGCCTTTTCTTTCCTGGTAGACATTCGTATTTCTCCTCGTTGGAATTAGCTCCACTGTTCCTCGGGTGTCGTGCCCTGTATTTCAGCCCGATTAACCTGACTCTCCGATCTGTCGTAACTGTCATAAAACTCATCACCGCTACCCTCTCTCATTCGATAGCACCGATCGTTCGCCGGCTTGTTTACCCAGTTGGCTGCAGACCAGTAGCCGTTGAATGCCGCTCCGCTGCTTGGGTCGGTGTTCAGGATAACCAGATCATCGTCAGGGTGACGCTCAAGCGGGTAGGTGAACGTCTGTGCACCGGATAACAAGAAGTTGGGAATAGCGTCGGCTGCTTGGGCGATCATGTACTCCATGCCCGTAGGATTAGGGTGCAGCGCATCAGTGGTGTAGCTTGTTGTCCATCCTGTGTAAACGTCCACAACGCGACACACGCCCCGGTAGCCGTCCAATCTCATAATGGCGTTGTATGCCCGCTCTGTAATTTCAGGGTAAGACTCAAGCGGATAGGTGAAGATGAAAACTCTGATTGGCGAGAAATACACAATATGCTTAACACCCGCCTCATCAATCAGCCTGTCCATTCCTGCTTTCGCAGCAGTGATAAGCTGGTCTTCAAAGTCTGACGGAGTGCCACCGTGGAGCATAAAATAAACAGCGTCATTTGTTCCTTCACTGATAAAAGCTATATCACTGACATCATCAGGCAGCGTTGTTGTCGGGTACTCTGTGCCTATTCCTAAAGCAGCATCAATCCTGTCGTCAAACAGGTTGTCGCCCCGCGAATCCCAATCCACAAGCCGAGAGCCTGAGCGCCCGAATCCGTTGATGTGTTGAGCGGTAGGGTAGATACCCTTCAGGGCCAATCCTTTGTGCATGATGTCCAAGAGAGAGCGATTTTTGTACCAGTTGGTAGAGGCAGCTTGCCCCTGTCCCAACACATAATCAGGGCTTACATATCCAGTGTTCTGCGGATTGTTGTCGGGGTCATCAATTGTTGGTGGATGATCTATGTATCCATTATCGTAGCTCGCCAGTGCCACAATGCTGTCGCCGTAGACCGAGACAGTTTTTACTGCTTGCCCTGTCAGTGATACGGGGTAGCGGCTTATCTGCACATTACGCATATAAAATGCATGATTGGATATGCCAAATAGCCCGCTGGGGCCCCCTAGGTTAATATCTAAGTTGCTGAGCGACAGGTCGCCAATGTCAAACGTTGAGCGCGGCGCATAATCTGTGTACAGCGTGGCCTTTTTGGTTGAGGTATCGACACTTAAATGTACGAGTATTGTGTCACCACAACCATCGTCCATTGTTTTGAAGCCGCCTGGCTGTTGTGCCGCTGGATTTGCAAAAGTGGCTCGCACAAAATTTTCGGTTGCAAGGCTGCGCCCGATTGTCTCCCATATACTTGACTGATTCCGCACGTGAACTAGAGCCTCAAAATCTGAGGACGGCGCATAGCTCTCAGCAAAAAAGGCGCTCTCTACCTCAAACTGCAGCGTAAATCCATCGTCCTTTAGGTTGAGGTTATCGCTGGTGAATGTGGCGTTGTATGACACCGCTGTACCCGCTTGGAGCTTAAAGCCCTTGGCTCCGTCATAGGTGGGTGCCGTTCCAACAACAGAGAGAGATCCCATTGCTCCGCTACTTGTGCCTGCGCAAAAATCCATCACATCAGGGTGATCGCTGCCGTAGTCCAAAAATCCGTGTGAACCGCTTGTAGGTGCAGGGACATTCGTTTCGATTTCGACGTTGGCGAGTGCGCCGACAAAATGATTATTTCCGTTTCGGACGCCAATCACATCGAGATAGTCATCAGACATCGCGCTAGATGAGCTTGCAGCAATAGGCGTAACTCCATCTAAGCTCGCTGTCCATGTTCCGCTTGTGCGCCACATTTCAACTGTAATGTGCTGGCCTAAAGCAACACCCTCAAGAAAATCGTTCCATTGCGCTGACCCGCCTCCGCAATTTATTTTTAGAGCG